TACAGTAACTGTTGACGGAGCAGTTAGAGCTACTATGTTAGCAGGAAAAGGTCAATCGTTAATGGCTTTATATACTATACCAAGAAGAACAACAGGCTATTTAGTTAAGTTTCAAGGTAGTATTGAGAAGAACCAAGAAATAATTTTTAAACTGTTTTCACGCCATATTGATAATGGAGTATTTAATTTAAAAGGACAGTTCGGGTCTTTTGGAACTCCTATAACATATGATTACCCTGTGCCGTTATTATTTAAAGAAAAAACAGATATAGAAGTACGCGCGTTGGTTGGAGCCACAGCCGGTGCTGGTGCTATTTTTGATCTAATCTTAGTACGCAATTAATTTATATTATAAATAACACTAATAAAATTAAATGGAAACTGTTGATGGTAGATGTTAATTGGGAAGCCCGACTCGACCGGATCGAAGATAAGATGGACAAAATGGCAGACGCATTAGTCACACTTGCAAGATTTGAAGAGAAGATGGATTCATACAATAAGTATAGAGATGACTCCTGGACTAGAATGAACAAGTTCTCTGAAAAACTTGATATCATCGAAAAAAAATGTGATGAAAACGCTCATACCGTTAACGTCATCAATAAATTATTCTGGATTGCCATTGCTGTTGGCGCCAGTGCAATCGCAGCCCAAATTTGGATGTAAGGAAATAAAATGAATCAAGAATCAATTAGTAAAATGGCGGCCGCACTGCAACAGGTCGCAGAAAATAAACTCAACGAATTTGAGATCCCAGAAACTATTCAAGCAGCAGAGCGGACAGCGTTCCACGGCGCTGCGGCTGGAGCTCATAAAGCTGGTAAGTCTCACTTTAATTTTGCAGGTAAAAAATATCCTGTTACTATGAAAAAAGATACCGCTAAGGCAATTGCTGATGACGTAAAAGAAGCAAGTTTGGATGAAATTTCTCGCGGCATGAGACCTATGAGTAAAAGTTTTGGCAAAACTGTTGATCCTAAAAAGTTTGATGCATATAAAAAGCATATGAAAACTCATAACTTAGATGAACCCACTGTTCGTATGGCTCATGATGATCCAGATCACGGTGAATCAAAACGTATGATGAAGAATCCAAAGTACGCAAAGGCATTGGATCTATATAAAAAATCTATGAAAGAAGAAGTTGAGGAGAGTAAAAACATGGCGCTTGCTAAAAAGTTAGCAAAGGCTTCAGCCTCGTCAGAAAAGGGTAAAAAAGCCGTCACTTTGAAGAAAGCTCCTTTTGATATTCCTAAGGCGTCTAAGAACGAAGAAGACGAAGTAGTAGTTAATCCTAAAAAAGAAACCAAGAAAGCTAAAATGGGTGATAGCGAGGTTTCTGCAATTGAATCAACTGTATGGCCAGTATATACGCGGATCATGGAAAAGCGTGGAGAGCATTACAAAAGTGCAGCAGCCGCACAAGAACCTAATGATGCATCTAAATCATCTAAAGGTGCTCAAGATATGTTGAATACTCCAAAGGATGTTAAAGATAATCCTGAAGCTTCAGGTGATGATGTTAAAAAGGCAGCTAATGCTGGACCTAGTAAAAAAGCTAGAACCAACGACAATAAGGCAGGCGACAGTAAAGTTATTCCATCAGCAACAAAGGCATAATATTATGGCAATTAAACCACCAGCGTGGTGTTCACACGCAGTTCCAGATAAAAATAAAGGTTGGGTAGATCCTAAGTCTGGAGAATTATATAAGTCTTCTAGATTTACTCAAGCAGAAGTCGATGCATTTCATGGCAATGTGGCTCCTGCGGCGGCTCCCGTAGTGCAAGAAGCAACACAAGAAGATGTACAAGATATGATTACTGAAGGTAAGATTCAGTCTGCTATGATGGACATGGAACTAGAAGACATGTCTAAAGTTGAACTTGAAGAGCTCGGGCGTGAAAATGGCGTTGAGCTTGACCGTAGAAAGTCTAAAAAGTCTTTAGTACAAGCTATGAAAACAGTACTTAGTAAATAGTTTATATATAATTTAGTATATCAAAACTAATTAGGTGCGTTATGAAATTATTTGATAAGTTGTCAGAAGATAACTTTATGCTTTATGCAATGCAGCAATACTATAAACCTAATTGTATAGATGCTGAAGAATTTTATAATGACATGAAAAGATTTATGTATCTTAAACGTTTATTTTTTCGTTATGCTAATAATGGTAGTGTGCCTGAAAGATTAATACTTAATCATCTTATAGTATTGTTTAATGTATTTGATGTGCAACCGACATTGAGAATGCTAGAGTATCAAATAGAAGATAGATATTGGTCGGCTTTAAAACCGTTTCTTATCTTCTTAAATTATATTAAGAATGATCAGTATACTGATATAACAATGGATCAGAATGTAGTAGACAAATTAAGGAAAATATAATGGGATTGGTCAAACGAGCTGGTGATCTTGTCTATACGTTTAGATTCTTAAGGCTTCTTACTACAAGTTTTGAAGATACCGAAGCCTACAAAAAAGGCATTATCGATAAAGACGGTAAAAAATTAAAAACATTTGATCTTAATACTATGGATAATAGGGATACGTATAAAAATTATTATACCCCTTTTCATAGGCTGGTATTTAATATCAAAAAAATTATGGCAAAGGTGCCAGGTGGCGGGTCTAAAATAGCTTCTTACGCTGCAGCGCTATTCCTACTAAAAGAAAAGTTTGGTGTCAGCGATAAAGAAATAAAAAAATCACTTAATATCGATCCGCTTGATTTTATGTCTGAACAAACAGAATGGTTTGTATTAGAAAATAATAAATTATCTCCAGGATCATATAAGGTATTAAGTGAAAAACTTATTAATGACACATTCGACGAGGTTGTTAAACCAAGAGATAAAGTTATAGTTTCAGAAGATTGTTATCCAATCGGTGAAATATTTGGATTAAACATTTATGAAGTAACCCATAGCAAAACAAATAAAAATATTTACGTTGCAATAAGCGAGCTATCTAGATGATACCTAGATGGAAAAAAGCTGGCCCTAGTGGCGAGTTAGAAATTAAGTTTCCTACTGGTAGACGGTTTAAGATTGAAAAGCAGCTAGATGAATACGAGCGGCACAAAAACAGTGAGTGGAAAGTTTTAGAATGGGATCCACGATATAAAGATTGGGAATGGGGTGACACTTACAGCCCTAAAGCTTATGCTAAACAACAGGCCATGGATGCTGGTCAATATGATAAGAGAGGTAAGAAAGTGGCAGATTATTCTAAAACATTTCAGTTTGAATCACTAGAAGAAGTGACTACTACTGCTGACGCCGGAATTCCTCAAGATACTGCTAACATGGGCCCGAAGGCTAAAGAAATACATGTAACAGACCGTAGACGTAAAAAAAATAAACTGCCTGTTTTGCTAAAAAGATTTAGAAGGCATATGGAAGATAATGGCTAAATTATATTTAATATTAATCGTAGTAAGCTTACTCAGTGGCGTGGGGTATGGCGGATACCAGTATTATATCTGGTCTGAAGCTACTATAAATACTCTTAGAGAAAATAACGTAAAGCTTAAAACTACAGCCGAAACTTTACAAGCTACTATTGAACAGATTCAAGCTGATCAAAAAAAGAATGAGCAGCTGAATAAAGATTTAACAAAAAGATTGCAACAATCGCAGCAACACCTTGACAAACTTAGAGGTGTATTTGCTAAGATAGATTTGACTATGGAGGCATTAACAAATGCACAAGGACTTGAAGATAGGGTTGACAACGCCGTTGGTAGATTACTCCAAAAGATTGAAGCCGAGACTACTCCTCCCAGTGATGAGCCTGCTTCTACTGACAGCGTGTCTGGGCAATAGAGCACCCGAAACAGAAGTAGTTGTTTCAACCGAATACGCTAAACAAAATGTTCCTCTTCAAGAGAGACCTAAGGCAGTACAATTTCCTCCTGTCGATTGGTATGTAGTAACTGAAGAAAATCTAGATGAAAAGATGGCAGAGCTTGAAGCTAAAACGGGTAACGTAGTATTCTTTGCAATTACTCCAAAAGGATATGAAAATCTAGCGTTAGGTATTGCTGAAATGCGTAGGTACATAAAAGATACGCAAGCTATCATAGGATATTATGAAGAAGCTCTAACTCCTACAGATGTATCACCTCCCTCAGAATAGCTCTTCTTATTATACACCAATATTAAATATTTGTAAACCCCTAAAAACAAAATATTATTTTTAAAACAGCGCATTTAACTGTTTTCAATTTCGTGTATTTGATATATAATAGCACCAACTAAACAATCACAACAACCTAAAATCTAGTCTCTAAATAATCCGATTTAGAGCTATGCCCTTTTTACGCATATGGAGTAATGCATGCTATTCGAAGAACAAATCTCACGTAAACCCGATTTATACCCATGGACAAAACAGTTTGTCGACGCCATTTGGCAAGGCTTCTGGACGCCTGATGAATTTAATTTTAGATCAGACTATTCGCAGTTTAAAAGCGATTTAACAGAAGAGGAACAAGAAGTAGTTGTCCGTGCACTTTCGGCTATTGGCCAAATTGAGGTTGCAGTGAAAACGTTCTGGGCAAACATTGGCGATAAGATGCCGCACCCATCTATTCGTGATCTTGGATATGCTATGGCTAATTCAGAAGTCATTCATAACTTGGCATACGAAAAACTATTAGATATTTTACATTTGACTGACGTCTTTGAAAAGAACCTTGAAGAAAAAGTAATTAAAGGCCGTGTAGATTATTTGCGCAAGTATTTAAAGCGTGAATATAAAGATGAAAAGAAACAGTACATTTATTCTATTATCTTGTTCACGCTCTTCGTAGAGAATGTAAGCTTATTCAGCCAGTTTTATATTATTATGCATTTTAACCGTAATAAAGCTGTACTCAAAGATTGTGCTCAGCAGGTACAATATACCCGCAATGAAGAAATGCTACATGCTCAAGTAGGCATCAAACTTATTAACACAATGCGTGAAGAGTATCCAGATCTATTTGACGAAGAAATGGAAGCTCGTATTCGTGAAGAATGTGTAGACTCATTAAAAGCTGAAAGTGCTGTGATTGATTGGATCATGAGTGAATACTCTGTTGAAGGATTGGACGCTAATATTCTTAAATCATTTATTGCTAAACGTATGAAAGATTCACTTGATCAAATCGGATTTGACTCAAGCGAGATCTACTATAACCAGCACCATATCGACCAAACTTATTGGTTTGACGAAGAATTACTTGGCGCTAATATGACAGACTTCTTCCAAAAGCGTCCAGTTGAATACGCGAAGGGAAAAGGTATTACTGCAGACGATTTGTTTTAAGGAGAAATAGAATGATTGATACAACAGAAAACTGGTGGTGGGCAAATGAAGACTCACGTTTATTTTTAAGCCGTGGATATATTGATGGCAATATGACTCTTGAGGAAAGAGTGCGTGAAATAGCAAAGTCTGCAGAAACTATTCTCGACGCCGAAGGTTTCGCAGATAAGTTCTATCATTATATGAGCCGCGGATATTACTCGCTATCATCTCCAGTGTGGTCAAACTTTGGTACAAAAAAAGGTTTACCTATTTCTTGTAATGGCGTATTTATCGAAGATTCTATCGATTCTATTTTATCAAAAGTCGGTGAAGTGGGAATGCAAACTAAAATGGGCGCAGGTACCTCTGCGTACCTGGGTGACCTGCGCCCCCGCGGGACAGAAATTAAATCTGGTGGTTCAGCTGACGGCCCAGTACATTATGCTAATATGTTCGAAACTACTGTTGATATTATTTCACAGGGTAATGTACGTCGTGGATCTATGGCGGTATATCTTGATATCGAATCACCGGACGTTATGGAATTCTTAGAGTGCCGTGAAGAAGGATCTTCTATTCATAATCTATCTCTTGGTGTTTGTGTCTCAGATAAATTTATGTCAGAAATGATTGAAGGTGATAAGGCAAAAAGAGAAGTATGGGCAAGAGTTTTACGCAAGCGGCGCGAATCAGGATATCCATATATATTTTTCTCGGATACTGTAAACAACAACGCTCCTCGTGCTCTACGTGAAACCGGAAAGCGCATCTGGGCCTCTAACCTATGTTCTGAAATTGCCCTTCCGTCATCTATAGATGAGTCGTTTGTATGTAACTTAGCATCAATGAATGCCTTAACTTTTGATGAATGGCAACACACTGATGCAGTAGAAACTATGATTTATTTCTTAGATGCTGTGATGGAAGAATATATCGACAAGACTGCTAATATTAAATTTATGGAATCATCTCATAACTTTGCAAAGAATTGGCGTGCTCTTGGTCTTGGTATTCTTGGATGGCATTCTTATCTACAATCTAAAATGATTCCTTTCGAAGGCCTGCAAGCACAGATGGAATGCATTAAGATGGGTAAGTTTATCGATGACAAATCGTTAGCTGCCACAAAAGAACTTGCTGAAGAGTATGGCGAACCAGTAGGAATGTTGGGATACGGCGAACGTAATCTTACTCGTTCTGCAATTGCTCCAACTACATCATCATCGTTTATTCTTGGGCAAGTATCACCATCAATCGAACCTCTCGCTTCTAATTATTTTACTAAAGATTTGGCTAAAGGTAAATTCACCTATAAGAATCCATTTTTAAAAAATCTTTTAGCAGAAAAAGGTAGAGATGATTTTGAAACATGGGAGACTATTCTTATTCGCGGCGGGTCTGTCCAGCACTTAGATTTCTTAAGCGATGAAGAAAAATCAGTATTTAAAACGTTCAGTGAAATCACTCCATTGTCTATTGTTCAACAGGCTGCTACAAGACAGAAATATATAGATCAAGCCCAATCGCTTAATCTTATGATTCATCCTGAAGTTTCAACGAAGGATGTGAATGCACTACTTATAGAAGGTTGGAAATTGGGCGTAAAAACATTTTACTATCAACGATCAGCAAACCCAGCACAAGAACTAGTAAGAGATATTATGGCTTGTGCATCATGTGAGGCATAAATGGAAGAAGAAACCTATTGGACAGAATGTGAAATATGCGATAATGTTGTGAAGGTAGTCGTCATCGAAGGTGACGACTCCCCCGCAATATGTCCTATGTGCGGAGAAATGGCAGACTTTAAAGAGATAGACGAATGATATATAGTTCTATAACGGAGCTATATAATGTGGTACTATCAAGATAAAGAGTTTAACGAAACGCCTGAAGAATATCAGGGATTTGTGTACTGTATAACTGAAAAAGATACTGGTATGAAATATATCGGTAAGAAGTTTTTCTGGAAACCTAAAATTTTACCAAAAAATTCAAAACGTAAAAGACGTGTCAGAACACGAGCAGAATCTGATTGGCGTAAATATTTTGGCTCAAGTAAAGAAGTCAAGCTTTTGGTAGAAGAGAAGGGCGAAGATAATTATCATAGAGAAATATTAAAGTTATGCAAAACAAAAGGCCAATGTAATTATTACGAGATGAGATACCAATTTAAATATGACGTATTATTAAAACCTGAAGAATATTATAACGCTTTTATTGGAGGAAAAATTCATAGAAAGCACATTTTAAGTGTACATTCAGACGACGACGTGTTAGAATAGGCTTATATACTAGGAGATTATTATGATTCTTATTGACTATAGCGCCATTGCAATCAGCAATATCGTAACACAAAAGCTAGATATACAAGAAGATATGGTTCGCCATATGATTCTGAATTCTATTCGTATGTACCGTTCTAAGTTTAAAGAAAAATATGGTGAAGTCGTTATTGCCGGTGATGCAGGAAACAATTGGCGCTATGGTGCATTTCCTCAATACAAAGCTGCACGTAAAAAGAATCGTAAAGAATCTAAGATGGATTGGCAGGAAATCTTTCGTATCATTAATTTGGTATGGGAAGAACTTGGTGAAAACTTTCCTTATAAAACTATTAAAGTCGATAGGTGCGAAGCTGATGACGTTATTGGTGTATTGGCGTATAATACTCAAGAATTTGGTAAGCATGAAGATGTGATGATTATATCTGCAGATAAAGACTTTGCTCAGCTGCAGAAATTTAATAACATATCACAGTTTTCTCCTATGACTAAAAAGTTTATTAAAGAAGAGCATCCGAGAAAACAGTTACTTGAACTTATACTGAAAGGCGATACATCTGACGGTGTACCTAACGTTCTAAGCGGAGATAATGTTTTTGTGGATGGTTCACGCCAAACTCCTCTACGCAAGCCAATCATTGAAGCTCTAATGAATGATCCGTCGTCTCAAGGCCAAGAAGTTCTACGTAACATGCAAAGGAATAGAGAGCTTATAGATTTAGAATCTACTCCTCAAGAACTAAAAGAAGAAATTATATATAGATTTGAAGAACAGGATAAATGGTCTAATCGCGATAAAGTCTTTCCATTTTTAGTTGAAAAGAGATGTCGCAGATTGATCGATGATATTGGAGATTTTATTTAATGGTTGAAAAAGTTTCATTACAAGTCTGGGAAATTATTGAAAAAGCCCGGAATGAAAAAACTAAAAAAGGCAAAATCGAAACGCTTCAACAGCATGAATGTTGGGCTCTAAAAGATTTGTTAAAAGGTACATATGACGATATAGTTAGGTGGAATCTTCCGCCTGGTACACCGCCGTATGAGCCAAATAAAGAAGAAAGTACGCCTAGCTCTCTTCATAAACATCATAAGAAATTTAAACATTTTGTTAAGGGTCTTGCCGGTGACAAGTTACCCGGGGTTCGCCGCGAAAAAATATTTATTGATATGTTAGAAGCGATTCACCATAAAGATGCTGAATTAATAATTAATATGAAAGACAAAGAGAATATTGGTGGTGGTATCACCAAGAAATTAGTTCAGGAGGCATTTCCAAATTTAATTCAAAAGTAACAGGAGATTGTATGCCAGCGCAGTTTGAAAGACTCGAACGAGATGTGTTAGAATTAGAAACTTATATTGAAAAACTCAAAAACAGAAAGCGAGTGGATGAAGGATTAATTAATAAGTTAACCCGAAAAATAGAGTTTTTAAGATGTCACATAGC